AGCCGCGAAGAAGACGAAATGCATGGTATGCATGGTGAAGAACACGAAGAAGGCCACGGTGCTTTAAAAACAGATCAATATGGTATAGTTCCAAAGGATGAACTATATAGTCATTTTGACTTAAACGATGATGGAACTGTAACGCCAGAAGAATATGCAGAACATATAGACTTTCATTGTGCACACCCAGAAACTTTAAATCACTACAGAACACATAGAAAACAATCATGTCAAACAGTACCATGTCAATCTTCTTATGACTCTGTTTCGCAACATTTCATGGGTCAACCCGATTCTTTAATGTCGTTTGTTCAAGATGCATGTGATCAAACAGGTTCTACATGTCATACCTCTACAATGCAAGGAATGTTTGACGTTTTAAAGTCTTTAAAGGATGCAGGTATTATTTAATATTTGCGTGCAAAATAAAAACTGCATTAATATTATAAATGATATAATAATTTAATATAATACTTTGAAATATAAAGGAGAATTATTATGTTAAAAGTAGGACAAAAAGCTACACATTTTATGCAGTCACACAAAGTTGGTACGATTGTACAGATTTTAACAGAGAATGCACATAACTATATGACAATTGGTGGTACCACTCAAAGCGATATATTTGTTGTCATAAAATATAGTGAGAATGATATCCAAAAATTTAAATCAGGAGATGTAATAAGAATTTATGATTAAAGAAATACTAATTTGTTATTCACTTATGAACATGAATGGTGTAGTAAACCAAGAAAATATTTGTGATAATGTTGAATCTCTTCATAAGATTACTAAAGAATATAAAATAAAACCAGAACTTTATGTTTCTGTTTTATGGGTTGAAAGTAATTTTAAAACAAATATAAAAAGCTACACAGGAAGAGCATGTGGAATATCACAAGTAATTCCGAAGTATACAGAACCAAAATACACGTGCAAAGAATTAAATTCAGATCATGTTGTTGCGATGGAACAAGGTGCTAGAATATATTCTCTTTTTAAACCCTATGCTAAAGGTAATGATAAAATGAATTTATGTGCTTATAATCAAGGCTATAGATGCAAAGGCGAAAAAGGACCTAAATATGTTAAGAGCGGAATGGGATATGCAGAAAAAGTCAAGCGTTTTCAAAGAAGATTAAAAAAACAACTTAGAAAAGACAAGAAGAAAATTAATAGCTTTACAAAGGTTGTTTGGCGTGCATATAGTAACTTTAAAGGATTATTATAATTCCACAATAGGAGGTGCATAATGTCAAATCAATATAAAGAAGGATTTAATTTTTTAAAATTATTTCTTAATAGAAAATATGGTGTTAAAGTTATACAGAAATCAGGTGTAGAAGATGCCTGGTATCCTGCAATTAAAAAAATTATTATTAACAATGACTTACAATGGAGAGAAAGACTGTTAGCATTAATTCATGAAAGTGGTCATGTTCAAATAGACTTAGAAGCTGATACTGTAAAGAATATGAAATGTACAGGAACATTTTCTAGTTATGATGATTCTAATAATATAAGGTCTAAAAAGCAACTAGTTCATGTTTTAAACGAAGAACTCATGGCATGGAACTTAGGTAAAAATCTTGCAGTAAATCTTAATATTCAATTTGATAATCATAGGTTAGAAGAAATAACTACAAGATGTATTATGTCATATGTAAAACATGGCTTAAAAAACGTCTATGGTAAAACAATAGATATTGATGTGATTGATCCACGTATTTAATGTACGTGTACAATATAATTATAATAGTTATAATATTGTTGAAAGGACAATCAACATGACATATCGAAAAAAAGACATGGACGCTTTAAAAAGGCAACTTAAAAAAGACCCTAACTTTAATGCAAGAACTAAAAGACCTGGAAGAAAAGTAATTAAAAAAGAAGTTAAGAAAAACTTTGAGTCTAAAAAAACTATTATTAAGTGGAATTATAAAGTTAATGATATTGTTCAATGTCCGTACCATAATAATCAAATCGGGTTAATAGTTTCTGATACAACTTACTTTGGTAGAAAAGTAGAGTCAAACATGTTTTTCGTTCTTGTCGGTTGCAAAGTACTACAAATGAGTGGACAACACATTAAAAAACTATAAGCGTGCAATTAGTTTTTAATTAAAATATAATATTAAAGAATTAAACATTTAAAAAATTAAAAAGGATTTATTTTATGAAGCTTAACGTTAAAAACGACAAAATTGTTTTTGGTACAAACATTCTTGATGTTAAAATTCCAGATCAACTTCGACAACGTAATAAGTGTGGAGTTCCATTTATTGATGACGCATTTGGTGGTGAAGGTTTTACGCCTTCTACGATTTCCTTGTTTACTGGTGAACCAGGAGCAGGTAAAACTACACTTATGCTTACTCTTGCTGATGCCTTAACTTCTCAAGGTTACACTTGTTTATTTAATACAGCTGAAGAAAGTTTATATCAAGTAAAACTTACTTGTGAACGTCTTGATATTCGAAGTGGTTTTATTGCTGGTCAAGAAACATTTGTTCCTCGATTACTTTCTCAATGTTCTGTATTAAGATCTAAGTTTCCTAATCGTCCTTTCTTTTTAATTGTCGACTCACTGCAAACTCTTAACGATGGTAAATACGGTGAAGATCATACAAACGGTCAATCAGCAGTTAGAGCTTTACAAATGTTAACAGACTATGCTAAAGAACATTATGTAAATGTAATTTGCATTGGACAAGTTAATAAAAGCGGTAATATGGCGGGTAGTCAAAAGCTCAAGCATATGGTTGATGCAATGCTTCATCTTTCGATTGAAAAGAAAGATGAAGATTTCAAAGGATTACGTGTTTTGGAAACTGTAAAAAATCGATTCGGTGGTGCAGGTTGGACTTTCTTTATGGATCTTAAAAACAATGGCTTCGAAGAAGTTGCTAGAATCGGAGCTAGATAATAATGTTGAAGGCTATCCTGATCTTTATGATGGGATCTACGTTTGCTTTTTTGCAAAACAATATGCAATTCATTAATCCAGATTGGAAAGATAAAGCTTTAATGATTGCATTGGTATTTTCTATTCCTACAAGTTTGTGTTATATTTATTCATACGGTTTTTTTGTTAATCAATTTGAGTCAGCATGGTCAGGTAAATTTATACTGTTTGGGATATCTTATACACTCTCTCCTATTCTTATTTATTTTTTTTTAGGTGAGTCACCTTTCAATCTTAAAACAATGTTGTGTATGATTCTTAGTTTATTGATTATTACAATCCAAGTTAGACTATGAGCGTGCATTTTGTTTTATTTTATTTTATAATAAATCATAATTTATAATCAATCAATTTTTTAAAAGGAATATTAAAATATGAATATTTCAAGTTTTACTTCAATTGCTTCTAAACTTCCTCCTCATATTGCTATTCTCATGAGAGGCTCTACTGGTATTGGTAAATCTGCCATTACTGCACAAATATCTCAAAATATTAAACTACCTCTTATTGATGTTCGTGGTTCAACTATGACTGAAGGTGATGTTGGTGGTTATCCAGATGTTGAAGGAATGAAAAAGAAAAAGGTTATGACTTTTTGTATGCCAAGTTGGTTTATCCGTGCTTGTGAAGAACCGGTTGTCCTGTTTCTTGATGAATTAAATCGATCATTACCTGCTGTTCAACAAGCATTCTTTCAGATTGTACTTGATCGATGTTTAGGTAATGATGAGTTTGGTAATGCATATCAACTTCATCCTGAAACTAGAATCTTTGCTGCTGTAAATCATGGGTCAGAATATGATGTAAATGAAATGGATCCAGCTTTACTTAGACGTTTTTGGACTGTTGATATTCATCCTTCACCTGAGGACTGGTTTGCTTGGGCAAGAAAAAACGATATTGATCCTTTGATTATTGAGTTCTTAACTACAAGAACACTACATCTAGCTCCTGAACCTAATGGCTTTGAGCCAGGTACAGTTTTTCCTACTCCAGCTAGTTGGACTCGTTTTGATGAAAGTTTAAAATTTGCTGGTGTTGATTTACTTAAATCAGGCAAACAAACTGAAGGTAAAACTTTAATTTTTAATCTTGCTAGTGGCTTCATTGGTAATCCAACAGCAATTGAGTTTTCGGACTTTATTGAAAAGTATGAAGTTAATATTACACCTGAAGATATTTTAAATCGATTTGATGATGTTAAAGAAAAAGTAGAGCAAATGTCTAATGATCGTTTAAATCTTCTAATCGAAAGATTAGCAGAATATGGCGCATCAAATGAATGGAATGTTTCTCAAGGTGAAAATGCTGCTAAACTTGGAAAGATGATTTCTGAAGAAATGTTATTACATATGTGGAACAAAGTTACAGAAACAAAAAACATGAAAACAATTCAAAACTTTCATAAGTTTATCGGTAACTACCTTGTTGAAGTAGTAAATAATAGCAAGAACTTAAGTTAAAATAATGTGTGTAAATTAATAAATTAAATTATATAATAAACTCATAAGGACCTATTATCAACTTTAATTTAAAAGGACTTACAATGAAAGATACAACAAGTAATGATCTGCCTGTAGCAGATATAGAAGTATCTCAAGAAAAACTAGATAATTTTAAACTATCAAATCATTTAGTTGACTTATTATGGAACGAACCTTTTTATAGCTGTATTCTTCGAAACTTGTCAAAGGTAGAAACAGATCAAATTCCTACAGCTGGTGTACTTGCTAAAGACGGCAATATTACTATGTGGTGGAATAGAAAGTTTCTTGCTAGTCTTAAACCAAGACAAGTAAGAGGTTTATTAAAACATGAATGCTTGCATCTAGTATATCGACATACTACTGAAAGAAGAAAAACTCCACACATTATTTGGAATTACGCTACTGATTTGGCAATTAATTCAACGATTCCTTATGATGAATTACCTGAAGGTGGCTTAGTTCCTGGTTATAGGCTTTCTCCTTTATCTAATGAAATTATTAGTAAAATGACGCCTGATCAATTGAAAATGCATAAAAAGCTAGATGAACTAATCTATAATTTGCCTTCAGATAAAACATCTGAATATTATTTTGAAAAGTTAATGGAAGATAAAGAACTTTCAGAATCTCTTTCAGAAGGTGGAGAATGTCCAATTACTGGCATGGGATTTGATGACCATGAAGGATGGGATGAACTATCTGATGCTGAAAGAGAAATGATGTCTCAAAAGCTTAAAGAAGTTTTAAAAGGTGCAGTCAATGAAGCTAATTGTAAAGGTTGGGGATCTGTTTCTGCACAACGTGCTGCTGAACTCAATAAAATGATTTCAAGAACTATCAAGTGGGACGAGATCCTAAAAAGATTCTGTGGTTTTACTAGCCGTGATGAAAGACAATCTTCTAATAAACGATTAAATAGGAAGTATCCTTTTGTTCACCCTGGCAATAAAAAATTATATAAACCAAGAATTGCAGTTTATGTAGATGAAAGTGGTTCTATGGAGAATCAATATCTAGAAATGTTTTATTCTGAACTAGAAAACTTAAGCAAAAAAACAGACTTTTATCTTTATAAGTTTGATGCAGAAGTAAATGATAAAGAAGGTTTTCTCTGGAAAAAAGGAAAACGCATGAATATTTCTAGATCAATGTGTGGAGGTACAAGCTTTCATTCTGTAACAAAGCATGCATTAAGAAATAAGAAAAAATTCGATGGCTACATTATCTTTACAGATGGTGAAGCTTCAAAACCCAAACCTTCAGTAGGACTTAAAAGAGCATGGCTTTTATATCCTGGAGCTAATCTTTTATTTGAGAAAGATAAAGCTGATACATTAATTTCCATGAAAAACTAAGGCAATATAAAATGTTATATCATTATAAAGGTGAAACTTTTAAATTAGAAAATAAATCTGACAGTATTAAACTATATCATAAAGCTGTCAATAAATGGTCCAGTGGATGGACATACGTTGGAACTTTTAATACAATCGATCGAGCACAATCTGCTGCAAGACAATACTCTCTTTAATATAAAATAAAAGGAAAAAATAATATGGCACAACTAAAACGATATCAACTAACTTTACGTAACCACGGACTTCGAGACTATGATGTTGAAAAGGTAAAATATGTTTTTGAATCTTCATCTGCTAAGGATGCAATTCGTAGAGTAAGTAAAGTTTATAGTTTATGTGAAAGAAATAATGTTCGACTTTCTTATTATGCTAAGCAGTTTTTAGAAGCTTTAGCTATTTCAGCAGAAACAGACTTGCATGAAGTTAAGTAATACAAACGTGTATTTTGTTTAATTTTATATTATAATATATCATACTTCAAATAAAGCAAAACAAAAAGGATATAATATGGATTTAAATATTGTATATGACTTCATTAAAAATATGAATGCTTCAACATCTTCTAATGACAAGATTGACTTAATTCGATTTGCAAAACCTGAAGTTCGTAAGGTTTTGTTTTATACTTACAATACATTTCAGCAATACAATATTACGCCAAAGGTATTAGATAAAAGACCAGATCTTTGCAATAGACATACCAAATTTGAATCTGTTTTTGAATTGCTAGACTCTTTAAATAATAGGATGATAACAGGTCATAAAGCTGTAGAGGAAACAAACGGATTTATATGCAATAATCCAAAAGTAAAAGATCTGTTATACTTAATGCTCGAAAGAAATTTAAAAGTTAGAGCTTCTGTTAAGCTTATTAATAAAGCTTTACCTGGATTTATTCCTGAATTTAATGTTGCCTTAGCAAACAAATATGACGAAAAAACAAAAAAGAAAGTCGACTTACAGAAAGATGTTTGGTATGTATCAAGAAAACTTGACGGTGTTCGTTGCCTTATCGTGGTTAACGAAAAAGGAAAAGCAAAATCATTCTCAAGAGCAGGAAAACAATTTCATACACTATCCTTGGTAGAAAAAGAAATCGAAAGCTTAGGTGCCAAGAACGTTGTTTACGACGGAGAGATGTGTATTGTTAATGAAAATGGTGATGAAGACTTTCAAAATGTAATGAAAGAAATCGGTCGCAAGGATCATACAATTCAAAATGGCTTGTTTCAAGTTTTTGATTATATACCACTTGATGATTTCAATAAAGGATCTTCTAAGTTTAAGTTTAATGATAGACTTAATGCATTAAGAAATACTTTAAGCTGGAGTAAAGTTCCAAATTTTATTAAACTTCTTGAACAACTTCCTTTATTTTCTTTTAAAGAATTAGATGCTTATGCTAAAACAGCATCTGATAAAGGCTGGGAAGGCCTCATGATTAGAAAAAACGCTCCTTACAAAGGAAAAAGATCACACGATATTTTAAAAGTTAAAACATTTCATGATGCTGAATATGTTGTCAAAGATGTTATGAATGGACCATTCAGATACGTTAAAGATGGTGTTGAAGTTGAAGAAGAAATGTTAAGTGGTGTTTTGATTGAACATAAAGGATGTGATGTTAGAGTTGGATCTGGTTTTTCTATTGACCAACGTAAACATTTATTCTTAAATCCTAATGATATACTAAACAAAACAATTACTGTTCAATACTTTGAAGAATCTCAAAATCAAAATGGAGGTCATTCTTTAAGATTTCCTGTTGTAAAGGTTATTCATGGGGAAACTAGAGAAATTTAAATCAGGCGACTTATGTTTGCATAATGGCATACCCGTATTAGTATTAAACTATATGTATCAATATAGTTCATTTATTCAAGAAGAAAAATATAATTGTCGATGTTTGATTTTAAATAAAATAAAATTATTATCAGAATCTTCTTTAAGGAAAATATAAGTGATAACATCTTCTAAAAAAAATATCAATCCAGGTGATTTATGTTTATATGGCAGTAGTATACCAGTACTAGTGTTAGAAAGATATTATAGATCCAGTTCAGGGTTAAACAATCATAAAGGAGAATACGCTTGTCGTTGTTTAGTTTACAGTAAAGTATATTGTTTATTAGCATCTGAATTAAGGAAAATATAAATGGCAGCATGGGATAAAATAAAAGTTGGAAATCTTTACTTATATACTATGGATCCATCAGTTGATAGACATGGACGATATATTGATGTTCCTGTAATTGCATTAAAGCGAAATGAAAATACTTACGGATTTGTTGAAGGTAACGATGAATATCCTACTTGGGTATGTCTGTTTCCTAATTTAGGTACAGGTGGTTTATATCCAAGGTGTTTAACTGATATTACGGTAACTGATGATGAGAAGAAATAATTTTAAACCAGGCGATATTTGCTATGTTATAAACAGAGATGTTTGTGATGGTACAGTAAAAAATATAAGTAATTACACTGCTATTATAGTAGAAAAAATAGACAGATATAGATACCGCTGTTTACATAAAAACAAATTAAAAGTATTTTACTATACAGTATTTGAAAAAGTCAAACAATAAATAGCCTGCTCAATGCAGGTTTTTTTATGCCTGCAAAAAGATATATATAAACAAAAATAAAACTAGTGGCTTTTTATTATAATATTCTAGAGAATTGACGAAACTAGCCCTATGTAAGTCTAAGAAAGTTAAATTATGAGAAACATATTTATTTTATTTTTGTTTATAAACTTTGCTCATGCACAAGGATTTGAGTGTGATAACAACTTTAGTGATTGCGGAACACCAGAACAAAGTGGAGGAGGAGGTGGAGGTAAAGGATCTGTGTTAATAGCAAATACAGATTTAGGTGATTCATATCAAAATGCAGATGATTATGATAACGATGGAATAGAGGATCCATCTGATAATTGTATGAGAGACTATAATCCACAACAGTTGGACTCTGATGCTGATACAATAGGTGATATGTGTGACAACTGTATTGGAACATGGAATTTATATCAGGATGATTCTGATGGTGATGGATATGGAGATGCTTGTGATGATGATATTGATGGTGATGGTGTTTTAAATTCTGATGACGAATGTCCATATCAATGGGGAAATTCATATTGTTTAGAAGATCAAAAACAGAATTATTTAAAGACATCTGAGGATCAAATATATGAATCACCTGAATATCAATACAGAAACATGAACGACCTAGGTGACAGTGAATATTCAAATACTGGATGTAGCTCTTTAGACATTAATTACACCAAAAACTTTTTATTATTATTAGGCTGTATGTTTTTTGTTACTTTTTTTTCAAACTTAAATAAAAGATGAAAATTAATGATATTGTTTATATTAAAGCTCATAGAGCAGTAGTTAAAAGTAAACCTTATAAAATTATTTATATAAACAACACACACGCACTTATAACTGATATGGATAATGTTCGAATAAAAAAAATATCTGCAGAATTCTTAACTACAGATATTAACGAGTCTTATGTACCAGAAATAATAAAAAAAGGTGATCTTGTAAAATGTATCGATAGTTTTGCAATAAAGGAAGGAATAGTTTTAGAATCTTATAACACTTTTCTTCTTGTTTTAATAGGAAACAAAAAAAAGAAAATAACTAAAAATAAAGCTATACTTTTAAATACATAAAATATAAACTATAATATACATGTAAAAGTTGCGGCTTGACGAAACGATAGGCTATATATGCAAAGAACAAACGAAATAGGTATCATAAAGAATTGGAATGTATCTCTAAACAACTCTGTATGCTTGATACTAGAAGAGAGAAAATACTCAAGAGACATAAGATCACACTTTTGTAAAGTACTAATTCAAAAAAGTATTTATACAATACCTAAAAAAAATATAGAATTGCTTAGTTAAATTAAAGAGCTATATCATATATATAGCAATTATCATATCGAAAGGATTCTATTATGAATAAACAATCTGACAAAATTTGTATCTATATTTCAATGTTTTATGCTACTTGCTTTTTAATCCCAGGAATCGTTCAGTACATATAAAAAAAGCCAACACGTTAAAAAACGTATCGGCTTTATAGAAATAAAGTTTGCTATTTATAAAATAATTTAAAAACTAATATTGATTGCTTTTTTATCCTCCTGAATGGGCATTCTAATTGTAAGGATTCCTTGACTTAATTCAGCACTAGTTTGACCTGCTTGAACATCACCAACAGGTAACTTAAAATCAAAAGAAGAGATAAACTGTCCTTTTTCTTCAGACTTGCCAGATACATGTAGTTTTTTATCTTCGATACTCATTGCAATATCTCTTTCATTTAGACCAGTAGCTAAAGTCTGAAATATAACTGCATCTTTTTCTTTAACTAAACTGTAAGAACTAGAACTTGCATAGGATTTTTTTAAGGATGATTTAACTCCTGTATTTTCTACTTCTTTAAGAAGGCTGTTATATAATAGATCAAAGCTGTTTGGACGTAATGTTAACATAAATTAATTTCCTTTCATTATTTATTTGATTATGTTGATGTTATTAATTTAAACACCAAAATTAAAAGTGTAACCCCTTAAGTTAAACTTTTATAATAATTGTTTATAAGCTGTTTAAGTGTAACAGTTTTTAATTTTCCTCCCCAACTATTAATCATAAATTCTAATTGGGGTAGACTCATTTTATTATCTAAAAATAAATCGTATATTTCTTCTTCATATCCTTTCACGTTTTCAAAAATATAGATGATGCTTTGATCATTGGAGTTTACAACAACATTGTCTTTAGTTGTGCTAATTACAAATTTATTCATGACAACCTCCTTATAATTTAATTAGGAGGTTTTAAGAATTCACAGTGAAACCTATCATAATTTATTAATACTATTTTGTTTTTATAAAGAACTTCAACATATGTGTCCTCTATCATACTTATTATAAGATAAAAACCGGGCTTGGCCCAAAAATTAATTACAGAGGAGTCTGGGTTTTCTATATAAATTGCGTTAACAGGATATTTAATTTCTAATAACACTTTAAGCTTTTCTTGTATGGTTATCAGCTATACTACTAGCAGCAAAAGATTCCGGCTTTACTCTACATTCAAATCCACATCCGGTTACATAACCAATTAGTGTGTTTTTGAATTTGCTTGATTTATGTTTAGGATCTGTATTAACGTCGATATGAATTTCTAAGTTAGGATTATCTAAAGCTGCATTAAGAAAGTTAGCTATTTCAATTGAATCATAAGTTTCTTTTAATAATCTTTTAGCAAGAACATAGTATGAGTCATCTTTTATTTTTTTTCTATTATAAAAATATGTTCTATCATAATTTCCATATTCGTTAAATATACAAATAGTACTAGTAAAAATAAAAGATTGTTGTGATTTAACACTATCTGTTCCAATGATTATTTTATGATTTTGATATTCTGATACATTTCTTAAGATCTTTAACATGTCAAGATAGTTTACGATTTTTCTTTTACCATTTTTCCAAGTATCTGATACTAAGCATGTCATAATTACCTTCCAATATGTTTTGCTGTATTAATATTACCTATGTA